ATTTCGGAAAACGGAAGCTGACAGCGGGAATTAATAAGCTGAAAAAAGAAGAACTCTGGCAGGATGAGATGATGGGCTATACAGATGAATATCTGGACTACATAAAATCGGTTGCTCTGGGAATGACGATTGAACCCCATGTGGTGATTGAAAAGAGGGTAGATTTTAGTGCATATGTTTACGAAGGCTTTGGAACCGCAGACTGTATCCTGATCGGCGGAAAGATTCTGCATGTTATAGATTTTAAGTACGGTAAAAGTCCAGATGGCAGGGTGGAAGCAGAAGGAAATCCCCAGCTTGCCCTATACGCCCTGGGAGCCTATGAAGCTTATAAAGTACTATACCCAATAGAAGAAATAAAACTTTCTATTGTTCAGCCGAGGTTACCCGATGGTATTTCTGAATGGGGGTGTTCTCTTACCGAATTACTCGCCTGGGGTAAGTATGTGAGGGAACGGGCGAATCTTGCCATTAAGGGCGAGGGATCCTTTGCACCGGGGCCAAGAACTTGCAAATATTGCCGTGCTCGTGGACGGTGCAGGGCAAGGGGAGAAGAAAATGTCAAGCTGGCATTTTCTCAGGATTTAGGGAAACTCCCTCCTCTCATTACCGCTGAACAGATGGGACATTATCTTACCCAGGGATCAGATGTTGCAAAATGGTTAAGTGATTTGCAAGAGTGCGCGTTAGCTGAATGTCTAGCGGGTAAAACAGTTCCAGGCTGGAAAGCCGTTGAAGGTAGAGGGTCCCGCGAATGGACTGATATGGACAAAGCTTTTGATCTTCTGGTTAAAGGCGGAATCACGGAGGAAACCATGTTGTGGGAGAAAAAGCCTCTCACATTGGCTCAGGTAGAAAAACTGGTAGGAAAGAAAGATTTTGCTGATTCTGTAGGGGAGTATGTAGTAAAAGCTTCTGGGAAACCAGCCCTTGTAAAAGAATCTGATAAAAGAAATGCAATCACAAATATTATAAGCGCGAAAGACGCATTCAAGGAGGATATTTAATATGAACGAATTAACAAACATCACAACCGGAGAAGTAAGACTGTCCTATGTGCATTTATTTAAGCCATATTCACCAATGCAGGGACAGGATGAGAAGTTTAGTTGCACCATTTTAGTACCCAAAACGGATACCGATACCATGAGCCGAATCAATGCTGCCATCGAAACTGCTAAGCAGAAAGGTATCTCTGAAAAATGGAATGGGGTTTGCCCACCGATTCTTCCAACACCTGTTTACGATGGGGATGGGGTAAGACCTTCCGACGGTATGGCCTTTGGTCCGGAGTGTAAAGGGCACTGGGTATTTACGGCCAGCGCAAAAGCAGACTATCCGCCTGAGATTGTAGACGCACAGGGAAATCCTATCATCAATCAGTCAGAAGTTTACAGCGGTATGTATGCCCGTGTAAATGTGACTTTCTTCCCCTACGCTTTTGGAGGTAAAAAGGGAATCGGCTGTGGCCTGGGTCCGGTGCAGAAAAGAAGAGACGGAGAGTCACTGGGAGGAAGTGCTCCTTCCGCAGCACAAGCATTTGGATCCCCACAGCCAACAGCACAGCCGGGTTATGCAACAACACAGCAGCCGCCTTTTGCGGCAAACGGACAGCCATCTTATGCAGCACCACAGTACACTCAGCAGACGGCTCCACGAATCAATCCGATTACCGGACTTCCATACTAATTTCATGAGGGGCTTAGCGGCCCCTCGATCTAACAGGAGGAATCATGAATCATTTATCTATAGATATAGAAACCAGGAGCAGTGTAGATATCAAAAAGGCAGGTGCCTATAAATACGCACAGTCTCCGGACTTCCAAATTCTCCTGTTTGCTTACCAGTGGAACGATATGGAGGTTGAAATAATAGATTTGACCAGTGAAGAGGAGATTCCGATCTGGGTTATATCCGCTATTGCCGATCCCAATGTAATAAAGCACGCCTACAATGCCGCATTCGAGTGGTACTGTCTAAACAGAGCGGGGTACGCAACTCCAATCAATCAGTGGCATTGCACCATGGCCCATGGTCTTTACTGCGGATATACCGCCGGACTTGAAGCCACAGGAAAAGCAATCGGACTTCCACAGGATAAACAGAAGCTGACAGTCGGCAAAGCGCTGATCAAGTATTTCTGTGTACCCTGTAAACCCACCAGGACAAATGGTGGGAGGACTTGGAATCAGCCATGGCATGATCGGGAAAAATGGAATCTCTTTAAGGAATATTGCAAGCAGGATGTTGTGACAGAACGGGAAATATTGAAACGGCTCAGCTTATTTCCGCTGCCTGACTATGAGGAAGAACTCTGGCAGCTTGATGTTCTCATGAATGCCTATGGTGTTAAGGTGGACCGTGGCGTGATCGACGGGGCGCTGTACATAGATAATATTAGTACCGAAAAGTTGACAGACGAAGCAATTTCTATTACTGGATTATCCAATCCGAACAGCAATTTACAATTGGCTGAATGGCTATCTAATCAAGGAGTTACAGTAGACAATTTGCAAAAAGCAACAGTGGAGGAAGTTCTTAAACAAAAATTATCTCCAAATGTATCGCGAATCCTAAGCTTGCGGCAACAGCTGAGCAAAACTTCCATAAAGAAGTATGTTGCCATGGATACCGCCTGCGGAGAGGGTGACAGGGTAAGAGGTCTGACACAGTACTACGGAGCCAACCGGACGGGACGCTGGGCCGGAAGAATGGTCCAAATGCAGAACCTGCCCCGCAATTACATAAAGACACTTGATTATGCAAGGAAACTAATAAAAGCAAAGAATTATGAAGGCCTGAAATTACTTTACGGAAATGTACCGGATACGCTTTCACAGCTGATCCGTACAACCTTTATACCAACAGAGGGTCGTAAGTTCGTAGTATCCGACTTTTCAGCCATTGAAGCCCGAGTCATTGCATGGTTGGCAGGCGAGCAGTGGGTTAATGAGGTATTCGCGACCCACGGAAAAATATATGAGGCAACAGCGGCACAGATGTTCCATGTTCCACTCGAACTGATAGCAAAAGGGAATCCAGAATATGCCTTACGTCAGAAAGGAAAGGTGGCTACTCTTGCCCTTGGGTACCAGGGCGGGGCGAATGCTCTAATTGCCATGGGCGCTTTGGATCAGGGGCTTACCGAAGAAGAGTTACCGGACATTGTACAAAGGTGGAGGCAGGCAAACCCAAGAATCAAGGATTTATGGTACGCCGTGGAACAGGCGGCAGTTGCTACCCTGCAGACAGCACAACCACAGGGAATATACGGGCTTATCTTTGCCCTTGAAGGTGACTTGCTTTATGGACAATCCTTCCTTACGGTTCAGCTTCCCAGTGGGCGAAAACTATATTACCCAAAACCTTTTTTAAAGGAAAACCAGTTTGACAAGCTGGCGGTCCATTACTACCAAGTTGGACAGCAGACAAAGAAATGGGAAGTAACATCAACCTATGGCGGGAAAATGACGGAGAATATCGTGCAGGCCATTGCCCGGGATTGCTTGGCAGTGACGTTGAAACGGATTGACGACAGAGGATTACAGACGGTCTTTCATGTACACGATGAAGTGATTATAGATGCCCCCATGGAGACAACGGTAGAAAGTGTCTGCGATCTTATGGCGGAACCGATACCCTGGGCGCCGGGGCTTATCTTAAAAGGCGCAGGATTTGAAAGCAGTTATTATATGAAGGACTAGGAGGGGGTAAACGTGCAGAATAACAGAAAGCTGCAGATCAGTACAGCCGGTAGCCGGAAAGCGACGCACTGGCCGAGAAGTATCATCATGTGGTCGGAGTTTGTGGACCGTTTAAAGAATCCTGTCCGGAGTACAGAAACTCTTGAACAGTACTTATCATACACCAAGTCTCAGCAGGATGAGTTAAAGGACGTAGGCGGTTTTGTAGGTGGTACCCTTTCCGGTGATCGCCGTAAGGCTTGCTATGTTGAGGGCAGGGATTTAATTACCCTTGACCTGGACAACATCCCTGCAGGTCAGACAGAGGATATTTTAAAAAGAGTAAGTGGACTTGGTTGCGCTGCAGTTATCTACAGCACCAGAAAGCACGCGGAGTTTTCTCCGAGATTAAGAGTAATTATCCCCTTAGACCGAACGTCCACAGCAGATGAATATGAACCTGCAGCCAGAAAGTTGGCAGCGCTTATAGGGATTGAGTTCTGCGATCCCACAACCTTTGAGGCCTCCAGGTTGATGTACTGGCCCAGCTGCAGTGCTGACAGCATCTATGTGTTCCAGGTATACGATAACCCATTTTGTAGCCTTGACGGTCTTCTGGCAATGTATGGGGACTGGCACGACGTAACCACTTGGCCCCAGGTCCCAGGCACAGAAGCAATAGAACGCCGGAGACTTGCAAAGCAGGAAGATCCTACGGCTAAAAGGGGGATTATTGGTGCATTCTGCCGAACCTACAGTATTACCCAGGCAATGGAAAAATTCATTCCTGGTATGTATGAAGAGACAGCCACTTCCGGAAGATACACCTACACAGGAGGAGAGACATCCGGCGGAGCCATTATCTATGATGGAGATATGTTTTTATACTCCCACCATGCAACGGATCCGTGCTCTGGTCAGCTGGTAAATGCCTTTGATCTGGTCCGGCTCCACATGTACGGAGATAAGGACAGCGAGGTCAAGGAGGGAACCCCGGTTAATAAGATGCCCTCTTTCGTGGCCATGAGTCACTTGGCTATCAGTGATAAGCCCGTGGCGGATCTTGTAGCCAAAGAAAAGTTTGAAGCTGCCAGGGAAGCCTTTTCAGCACCAGAACAGCAGGGACAGCAGTCGGAGGATGATCTAAGCTGGATCAGCCGGTTATCCGTTGACGGAAACGGAAACTACCAGAAAACGGTCAACAATGTGATTATCATTTTACAGAATGATCCTCTACTTAAAAATAAGATCGTTACCGATGAATTTGCAAACCGGGGGCTTGTTTTGGGATCCCTTCCCTGGAACCCTGCAGAGGAAAAACGCCAGTGGGTGGATCCAGACGATGCAGGATTCTTCTGGTATATGGAAACCTATTACGGAATCACAACCCGGGATCGGCTGGATGCAGCGCTCGCCATCGTAGGCGGCCAGAACATGATTAACGACGTAAAAAGATACTTGAAGGGCCTAAAATGGGACGGAGTTCGCAGAGTGGAGACCCTTCTATCCACCTATCTGGGAGCCGAAGACAACGCTTACACCCGGGCGGTCATGAGAAAGTCCCTGTGCGCAGCCGTAGCCAGGGGAATCCTGGGCGGTGTTAAATATGATTACATGCCCATCTTTACAGGCCCCCAGGGGATAGGAAAGAGTACGTTTCTGGCAATCTTAGGGAGAGAATGGTTTTCCGACAGCCTTGCGAGTTTTGAAGGGAAAGACGCTGCGGAGCTCATACAGGGTACATGGATTAATGAAGTGGGAGAACTTACAGCCATGACAAAGCAGGAAACTTCTGCAGTCAAGCAGTTTTTAAGCAAAAGGGAAGATATCTATCGGGCGGCCTATGGGCGGCGTACAGAACGGTATCCCAGGCGGTGCGTATTCTTTGGTACCAGTAATGACAGCGAGTTTTTAAAGGATTCCACGGGGAACCGGCGTTTTTGGCCCGTCGATGTAGGAGTACACCCAGCAAAGAAATCTGTATGGAACGATCTGCCGAAAGAGGTAGATCAGATCTGGGCCGAGGCATATACATACTGGGCACTTGGCGAAGAACTGTATCTTTCAAAAGAAGTGGAAGCCCTGGCTTTCGAACAGCAGGAGAGCCACAGAGAGACTTCCGGAAAGGAAGGGGTAATATTAGACTTCCTGGAAAAGAAGATTCCTGTTAACTGGGATCAAATGGACCTAAGCGCAAGGAGAATGTTTCTTTCGGGGGGAAACCGTGGAGAAATAGAACTGATTCCCCGTGATAAAGTTTGCGCAGTAGAAGTCTGGGTGGAGTGCTTTGGCGGAGATCAAAAGTATATGAAGCGCCAGGAGAGTTCCGAAATTAACAGTATTATAAGCACTGTGAAGGGGTGGAAACGGAATAAAGCTGCAAGGAGATATGGCCCCTACGGAGCACAAAAGGGATTTGAAAGGGCGTAAACCAAGGTGTAAACCATAATAAAAAAAGAAAGTTTACGTGGTTCACATTGAAGTGTAAACCTTGTAAACCAAAAAACGAGTAAGTTTACACCCATAGTTTACGCTGAAACCCTTATAAAATATAAGAAAAACACTAACTGTAAACCATGTAAACCAATTATCTATATAAGTATAAAAATAGGTGAATTAGATATGTACGTATATTGCCTAATACGCCTAATTACATAACATACACGCGTATATAGGTATTTGGTTTACAACGGATTTTTAGGAGGATTTTATGCGAGAAAGCGAACTAGAGAAAATTCTTGTGAACGAAGTAAGAAAACTGGGAGGCCGGGCCTATAAATGGGTTAGCCCTGGCAACGATGGGGTGCCAGACCGGATTGTTATTTTTCCGGAGGAGCGTCCGGTATTTGTAGAATTAAAAACTGATATCGGAAAGTTAAGTGCTTTACAGTCAGTGCAGATAAAAAAGCTTAAGGATTTAGGACAGCAGGTGGAAGTGGTAAAAGGTATTAATGGCCTAAGCCAGTTCTTCCAGGACTACGGATACGAGGAAGTCAGCAAAGCCATTGATTGTAAGTATGAACTTTAGGAGATGAGAAGATGATATTTACACCACACGCCTACCAGCAGCACTGCATTGAGAAGATCCAGGAGATTAAAAAGATAGGGCTCTTTCTTGATATGGGGCTGGGGAAAACAGTCACCACGTTGACGGCAATTAAGGACTTAAAGTATAACCGCTTTCAAGTACGAAAGGTTTTAGTGATAGCGCCGAAGAAGGTAGCCGAAGGAACCTGGACAAAGGAAAAGGACAAGTGGGACCACACAAAAATGCTTCGAGTATCCCCAGTACTGGGAAGCCTGTCCAAACGGATCCGGGCGCTGAATACCCCAGCAGATATTTATATTATCAACCGGGAGAATGTGGTGTGGTTGGTGGACTACTACCGAAATGCTTGGCCGTTTGACATGGTTGTCGTGGACGAGTCCAGCAGCTTTAAGAGCCACACGGCAAAGCGGTTCAAAGCCCTGGCCAGTATGGGTGGACACATTGACCGACTGATAGAGCTTACCGGGACCCCTTCCCCCAATGGGTTAAATGACCTATGGGCCCAGGTATTTTTGTTAGATGGGGGTGAGCGGTTAGGAAAAAGGTATACCCAGTTCCGAGAGCGGTACTTCGATTCAGGAGATCGGGGAAACAATGTGATTTATAACTACAAGGTGAAGCCCGGAAGTGAAAACAGCATTTTGGAGCGGATATCAGATATTTGTATCAGCATGAAGTCAGAAGATTATTTGCAGCTTCCTGACGTGACATATAACCAGATCCCGGTTATCTTAGACCCGAAATCCAGTAAAGCATACTACGACCTTGAAGCTAAAATGGTTCTGGCCCTTCCGGAAGCGGAAGAAGAAATAAGCGTTACCAGTGCAGCCGCTTTAAGTAATAAGCTGTTACAGCTTGCAAACGGCGCCTTATACGACGAGGACCACAACGTCCACGAGATACATAACTGCAAAATTGAGGCCTTTATGGAGTTGATCGAATCCTTGCAGGGGAAACCTGCACTTGTTTTTTACAACTATCAGCATGACAAGGACAGGATCCTAAAAGCCTTAAAGGATTCCGGATTAAAGGTGCGGGAGCTTAAGACTACGCAGGATGAGGACGACTGGAACAACCGGGAAATTGATATACTTCTAACTCACCCCGCCAGCAGTGCCTACGGCCTAAACCTTCAGCAAGGCGGAAATCATGTGATATGGTTCGGGCTTAACTGGAATTATGAACTGTATACCCAGGCGAATAAAAGGCTTCACCGCCAGGGCCAGACCGAAAAGGTTATTATCCACCACCTGGTATGTAGCGGAACCCGGGACGAAGACGTCATGCAAGCCCTTGAACGAAAGGACGATGTCCAGAACTGGGTTATGGAGAGTTTGAAAGCAAGGATAAGGAGGATAAAGGGTGATAGTTGAATTTAAGATTCCAAACGGATCTATGAAGATAAATGCAGAAGAATTTTTCCAAGAAGCAACCAAGGCTAAGATCCGGAAGATGCTTAAGTGTTATAAGGATTCGAATCCTGATCCGGAAGCAGTCAAGGAACTGAAGGACTGGCTGCGGGGAGAAATTCAAAATCTGAAAAAGACAGGACGAACCCACCGCTGGAATACGGGATCCCCAATAAAACTTACGGAACGATATGAATGGATTTTGAAGGAAATAGAAAAGCAAAGCCTGTAAACTAAGATTTTCCAAAGGAGGGACAGAGTGAGCAAAGAAGATATTACAAGAGCGGCAAAGCAGGACAGCATACTAAACGCGTCACCGGCTAACTCTTTTTCAGCACGGATGCCAGCTTATACATATACAAGTTTGTGTCCGGATCGGAGTCTGAGGAGGCCACCGGCGAGGAAGAAGGTGCAGGATGAAACCTAAAAAGATATACGCCCTTTATAAGAATGGCGTTCCGATAGATTCCGGGTCTGCTGTAGAACTTGCGGAGAAGCTGGGGACTGCCAGAGCATTGATCCCTAATTACGCAAGGGACGGCCTGACGTACAAAGGCCAGTATACCTTCCTTGATGTGGGTCTGGCTAATGCAAGAGCTGCAGCAAAACAGAAATGGGCCGAGGATTGGGACAGGATTAGAAATGAAATTTTGACAGCGGGGAGGTGATTACTTGGAAAAAGAAGCAGCGGAGTTATTAGTTAGAACAGCAGCCCTGGAGGCAGTGAAGATCTTTGAGAAATCCCAGAAAAAGAATAACAGGGCAAAGGTATTCCAGAATGCCAAGACGCTGATGGAGAATTACAACCGGATATGCCAGAGCGTCCAAGAAGGTGTGGCGGAGCTTTCGGACGTGGACGATGGGGAAGAACTGGAGGAATTGTCAGCAGAGGATATCTACATAAACAGCATCATAAAAAGCAAGCTGCGGAGCATTGTCATGATTGCACATATTGATAAGTGCCTGGGACTTCTGGAAGAGGAAATGATCCGTAAGGATACTCCGGAAAAGTATAAGGCTTTTATGTACTTCTATCTGGAGGACATGACTCCGGAAGATATTGCGGAAGAATTGCATTGTGCTGATAGAACTGTATGGCGTTGGGTTTCGGAGCTTACGAATATATTATGTGTTTACCTGTTTGGAGCAGATGCAATCATACTTGATTAAGGGCTTGACAAGGCGTGTCAAAATGCTGTCATTGTAAAGTCAATATAGCAGAGTTATAATAGTATTATCCAAAATTAGATAAATTTGGAAGATCTCCTTTATGGCTTCTGAGCGAAACAGCTTGGGGGCCATATTAATTTGTAAACTAACTGAAATTAAATCGAACACATGTTCGAAAAAAACTTGACATTTTAGATTTCGTGTCTTAAGATAACCATATCAAGATCTTGTTAGCAAAACATACAATACCGGTTTGTATGCGAATAAAAATGAAAGCGAGGATTTATTTATGGACGAAAAGAAAGGCTGTACTGTGGTCAATCATTATTATGGGTGTTGCGGAGGTAATGGTACCAGCAATGATAGTACACCAGTTGGAACTGTAATTTCATATATGGGAACAAATGCCCCTGAGCATTACTTGGCGTGTGATGGGACTATTTATAATATTGCTGATTATGAATATTTTTCCCAGTTTATAAAAGATCAATTTGGTTCTTATAACTATTTCGGAGGTGATGGAACTACAACTTTTGCCGTACCGGATTTACGAGGGGAATTCCTCAGAGGAACTGGTACAGCCACTAGAGATACTGGAACTGGTGCAGATGTTGGTGTGCACCAAAGTGCAACAACGTTTCCTAATGTTGGGAATTACAATAATGGAAACGTTAGTCAGATTATTCAGTATTATCCGAATGCAGAAATAAATTTTTCGACTGGAGCTGATAAACTAACTAATAATTCAAAAGCTAGAGTTATTGTAAGTGGAACGATTGACAGCACGGCTGTCGATGTTATATCTGCATATACATCTAAACCAACTAATACAGCTGTTCTTTATTGCATTAAATACGAATAAAGCATTACTGATAGTGCTCCAAGCAAGACACTGTAGTAACGGTTTAACTTTGACGGCTGCCAGGTGTAACAGCTTGGCAGCTGATTAACCCGGTTTATACTCTCCCAAGACATTTTCCGGGTGTTTAGGCTCTTAGCTTATAGCTGAGGGCCTTTTATAATATTTTCTAATTTGACCAAATAGAACATTTGTTCTATACTGATTATACAAAACAATTTGCCTTTTTTTGGAATATTTACCCATAAGACATGTGATATAATAAAGAAAAATGTCGAAATGGGAGAGTATGACTATGGCAGAGAAAAAAGTGTATTTTTTTAAAGTGAATCTTAGAACTAAAGATGGTGAAGATATTGACTATAAAGACTTAAAAGATATTTTTATTGATGTTATCAATAAAAATGCAATTGAGCAAGATAATTTTAAATCAATAGATTTAACCATTAACGATGAGTATACTCATATTATTTGGGATGTATTTGATTATCAGAATTCGAGATTATTTGGGAGGTTTAGCAAACAACGCCCTAGTAATTCGATGTTAAAACGCTATTACAAGACTATGGAAAAAGAAAATATCGGGGATGGAGATGAAAGGGCGGCTGGTATAGAACAGTATACATACGGAAATTTAGATTATGATACCGGAATATTTTCAATAGTTGGAGCGTTGGGGGCTCCAAATGAAAAGGCAATAGCTAATACACTCTGGAAGTATAATAGAGATTATCAGATAGAATTGGTACCAATTCCCAATGCGCAGGCAATACAAGAAATTTATGAAGGAGAAGGAGCTGAAATTACCCGAGTGGAAATAGAGGTCCCGCTTCCTGAAGCTGGTGTTTTACAGCATATATTTAAATGGGATGATGATCAAGTACTAAATACTATTGAGGATAGAAACTTAAGTGCTGGCATAGTTTTGAGACCTTTGGCAAGAAAAGGTAAGATAACTAGAGATACCGAGGAAACAAAAGGTTTATTAGATTGTATAACAAGGAACAAAGGCGGTTATAATAAGGCGCGTGTTAAAGCTAAAACAATAAACAAAAAACTTAGAGAATATGATTTATTCGAACAATACTTTAGTTATCCTATTGACATAGCTCCATATCATATGCAAGGGAACAGACGAATATATTTTACTGTAGATGAATTGGTTGACGTATACAGACAAAATATTGTTTATTCATTTGAGACCAGTCGGAGGCTATTGAAACTAATCGTAAATAGATAAGTGAAAGGAGGTGCGATATTGGAAAAGATACGTAAATATATGGGTACGGTGCTTGCCTGTATCGCAATTTCTTTTATTAATGAAAAATATCATTTAATTATAACATCATACAATGATATGGTTGGATATCAATTTAACATCTTTACGATAAGTACAGTTTTAGCAGGGTTTTCATTTACATCTTTAGGAACACTATTAGGCCTATCTTCTGAGACGTTGATGAAAAAGTTAGACGATACTAGTATAATAATTAATAAAAGCAAAAAGATTGTTGATAGTTTACTTTACTTCTGCTGTTCTGGGTTAATATCTTTATTTTTTATAATAGGGTTGGACCAGTTGATTATAAGAATTATTAACAAGACAGAGATTATAAATCCAAATGTAATATTAAACTTTATTTTTCTCTTAGGAATCATGTTTTTAGTGCTAGGGGTTGTGTATTTTATAATTTCAGTTTATGAAATGTATGATTTGATTAAGCGAGTGTACGGAGCCAATACTAAAAAATATGAGGAGAAGGAAAAAAACTATAAATTGGATATTCAGGAAGCAAAAGGAAGAAATCACGAAATGAGAGAAAATGCTGAAAGAGATGAATTTACAAGAGATTAATAATTAAGAGGCGGCCAACCCCGTCTCTTTTCTTTTACAACTACCAGTGGTATGATGTAAAGGGGAGGCGAGAATATGTTGTTGACAATACTTAATGTGATCAATGCAATATTAACAGTCTCAATTATTGTAGAAGCGATTAAATATTATACGAGGAATAAAAAGAAGTAGAATTCAAAGAGGTACCTTAACCGGGTGTCTCTTTTTTAATACAAAAATTAGCCAGATTGGAAAGTGAGGTGAGACTGATGGCATTAACAGCCAAACAGAAAATATTTGCAGATGAATACCTGATTGATCTTAATGCTACCAGAGCTTACAAGGTAGCTTATCCCAAGGTCAAGAATGATGAAACGGCTGCGGCCAATAGCAGTAGAATGCTAAGAAATGCTAAGGTTGAGGATTATATCCAAAAACGCATGAAAGACCGGGAAAAGCGCACTGAGATCACCCAGGACATGGTTTTAAAGGAGCTTGCAAAGATCGGCTTTGCCAATGTTACGGATTATGTGACGATTGAAGGCCCCTATGTAAAAGTAAAGCAAACAACTGATATGCCAGAGGATAAGCTTGGTGCTATTGCCGGAATCAAGGAAGGGGCAAACGGTATTGAAATCAAGCTGAACGATAAAGGTAAGGCTCTGGAGCTGATCGGGCGGCACTTGGGTATGTTTAAGGATAAGCTGGAAGTCTCCGGCACCTTGGAAACTGAGAAGACCAAACTTGACGATTTGATCAAGCAGATGCGCGGCGGTGATGGGTAATGAGTAATGAGTAATGAACGCCTGCTCTTGTCAGAGAAGTACAAGGCATTTCTAAAATCAGATGCTCCGGTGGAATTCCTGGAAGGGACCACAGCAGCCGGGAAAACAACAGTAGGACTGTTTAAGTTCATGCTAAAGGTTGCGGAAAGTCCCAAGAAGTTGCACATCATTGCTGCCAAGGATACCGGTACCGCAGAAAAGAACATCATCAATAAGGATCTGGGTATTATAGATGACTTTGGGATCCTGACTGAATACAACGGAAACGGAACCAAAGACGATAAGATCCCCCACATTCTTTTTCACACTTCTGGTGGAGATAAAGTTATCTACGTCCTGGGATATGGGGATAAAAAGAAATGGCAGAAAGCCCTGGGTGGCCAGTATGGTTGCCTTTACATAGACGAGATCAACACGGCTGATATTGAGTTTGTAAGAGAGTCGGCCATGCGGTGTGATTACCTGATGGGAACGCTTAACCCCGACGATCCCAACCTACCTGTATATAAAGAGTATATTAATTGCTCTCGACCACTTTCCGAGTGGCAGGATGAAACGCCAAAAGAAATAATGGAAGAATTGCGAGAGGAACCAAAGCCCGGCTGGGTGCATTGGTTCTTTTCTTTTACCCATAATTTGGGCCTATCAAAGGAGAAACTGGAGAACATTATCTGGAATACGCCGAAAGGCACGAAGATCTGGAAAAACAAGATTGAAGGGCTGCGAGGTAAAGCAACCGGCCTGATCTTCCCTAACTTTGACCGGAAGAAGCACGTCGTAACAAAAGCTTGGGTGAAAAAACAGATTGCAACTGGAAAGATAAAGGTTAAGAAGTTTTCTGCGGCCCTGGATACATCGTATTCTACCAAAAGCCCGGATACCATTGCAATGATCTTCCAGGCAATTACAATGGACCGGAAATTAATTGTTCTTGATGAAAAGGTATATAACAATGCTGATTTATCTATTCCACTGGCACCATCGGACACGGCTGTAAAGCTAATAGAGTTTCTGGAAAAGAATCGCAAGGAATGGGGCCTCGCCAAAGATGTGTTTATTGATTGTGCGGATCAGGCAACCGTCACCGAGGTTAAAAAGTATAAGCGGCTCAAAGGCTGCCTGTACAATTTCTTTGATTCATACAAGAAAGTAACAATTATAGATCGTATTAACTTCATGCTTGGCTGGATTGCGCAGGGTTGTTATTTGGTTGTAGATACTTGCACAGAGCACATGGGCGAGCTGGACCGATATTCATGGAAAGATGATAAGGATGAACCAGAAGACCGTAACGACCATACGATCAATGCCAGCCAGTATGGTTGGATCCCGTACAGGAATTTGATAGGATTTGAGGAGGAAGATAAGAAATGAGGTGGGTAACAGCTTTGAGTGACAATATAAAACGGGGAATCCGCAGCTGGCTTCAGATCCAGCCATCAAGCCCGTACAGTATTCAAATTCAGGAAACAATAGATTATGAACTGAATGCAATCCGTAATCGTATCTGGTACCGAGGAGATGGAAATGAACTGGAACAGCTTTATGGCAGCGTGAATGAATACGCCGACAAGCACAAGTTCTGGGCTTCCAGGTGCACACCAGGAATGGAAATGCGAAAGATCCATACTGGACTACCGGGCCTTATCGTTCGTATTCTTTCCGGAATCGTTCTGGCAGACATGAATGATTTTGAATTTGCAGAGCCAGCACAGGAAGAGATCTGGAAAGAGATTGAAAAGGAAAACAAGTTTCGGAAGGCTCTGGAAAAGTCTCTGAAAGAAGTGTTGTATATCGGTGATGGAGCTTACAAAGTTACGATCAATACTGATTTAAGCCAGTATCCGATTCTTGAATGGTACCCAGGGGAACGGCTTGAGCTGATTGAAGAACATGGCCGTCTGAAAGAAGTGGTATTTAAGACACCCTATATGGATCACAGACAACAGTATGTATTGTATGAGCATTATGGGCATGGGTATATACGGAATGAGCTCTACAGAGACAATAATCAGGTGGACATTAAGGCCATAGAGGCTACGAAGAATGTTTCTGATTGGGAGTTTGATCCGTCCGTAATATTGGCCGTTCCTCTGAAAGTCTATGAGAGCGTGAAGTGGGAAGGACGTGGCGGTTCTATCTTTGATGGAAAGCTGGACAGTTTCGACGCTTTTGACGAAGCATGGAGCCAATGGATGGACGCACTCCGGGCAGGTCGGGCGAGAACCTTTATTCCTGAATCTTACATACCAAGAAATCCAGAAACGGGCGAACTGATGAAGCCCAGCCCATTTGATAACCGTTTTATTGCTGGTGATGATAACATGGGCGAGGACGGTAAGAACACAATCAACACAGAACAGCCAACCATACCTCATGAAAGCTATCTTGCCAGTTATGTCACGGCCTTGGATCTGTGCCTTCAGGGAATCATATCACCCAGTACGCTTGGCATTGATGTAAAGAAGTTGGATAATGCAGAAGCACAGAGAGAAAAAGAAAAGGCTACTCTTTACACCAGAAATGCCATTGTGGAAGCGCTGCAGGAGGAATTGCCGGAAGTGATTTCCGCATGCATAAACGCCTATCACGTCTTGCTTAAGCGGCCTGTGGAAGAGGTAAAAGTGGAAATACCTTTCGGAGAATATGCGAATCCGTCCTTTGAAAGTCAGGTGGAAACACTGTCAAAAGCCCGTCCAGGATCTCCTGTTATGAGCATTGAAGCACAGGTGGAGGAAATGTGGGGAGACAGTAAGGACGATGAATGGAAGTCCGAAGAGATAAGCCGATTAAAGGCTGAACTTGGGATCATGGAAACCGAGGAACCGGCATTAAACTTGGAGGGGGTGATAGTAGATGATAGTTCTAATAGGCAACAGGCCGTACAATATGAGTCAAACGGAGTATCAGAAGTTTCTTAATGAGTTTGCTAAGCCAGAGGTACCATTTGGTATATATGCTGTTGAAAAGGACGGTCAAGCGCACATGGTCATAGAAAAGTGTAACAGCATTACTCAGCTAAAGAAAAAGACACAGGAATATAAAAAGCGTGGATTTAAGGTATTAGCAAACGGCAGGTGATCCTATGAATGAATATGATATTGCCGCAGCCTTTGAAGTTATTGAGCAGGAATTGATTTCCTCCATGATCCGGAATATGGACCGTCACCGTGCAGAGGAACTGAAAGAAGGCTATGAGTGGTCTATGTGGCAGGCTGAACAACTCAAAGCCTTAGAAAAGTATAAGCTGGAGAATCAGAAGAAGTACAGTAAGCAGTTTAAGAGTATCAATGCTCAAATGGAGGGGCTGATCTGGCAAGCCAGACAAAAGGGAGGATTAAAGCAAGAGGAACAAATCCTGCGAGCTATCAAAAATGGCTTCAAAAGCTACAAGCCCACTTCGGCAGCTATGCAGGCAGAATTTTTTAAGTTGAACACCCGAAAGCTGGAAACTCTGGTCAACGCAATCACTCACGATATGGAGAAAGCAGAACACGCAATCCTGCGCAGAGCAAACGATCAGTATCGAAAAGCTATTTTTAATGCTCAGATGTATGCCAATTCGGGTGCAGGCACTTATGAAAAGGCTGTTGATATGGCCACTAAGGATATGTTGTCCCGTGGCCTTGCCTGTGTGGAGTATAGAAATGGAACTCTCCACACGTTGGAAGATTATGCGGATATGGCAATCCGGACAGCCAGTAAAAGAGCATACCTGCAGGGCGAAGGGGAGAAGCGTCAGGAATGGGGAATCACCACTGTTATAGTGGCAAAGCGTGGTAACCCGTGTCCTAAGTGCCTTCCCTTTGTAGGAAAGGTCTTGATTGATGATGTTTGGTCTGGTGGAAAATCGACCGACGGACCTTATCCCCTTATGAGCAAAGCAATTGCAAGAGGCTTGTATCACCCAAGGTGCAAGGATAATCATAGCACCTATTTTCCTGGGATTTCTACAGCAGAAGATACCTGGACCAGAGAGGAATTAAAGTCAATTGAAAAATCTTATAAGCAGGAACAGGATCAGCAATACAATCAGAGACAGGCGAATAAGTATAAAAGATTGGCTGAATATTCCTTAGATGAATCCAATAAAAAAGCTTACGATAAGAAAAGGCAGCAATGGGAGAGCCAGTCTGAAAAAGAAGAAATTGGATTCTTCAAGAAAATACAGACGAAGAAAGTGATCGAAGAAAAAGTAGACAATATTACAAATGGTTTTATACCAGCAAGCTCATTACAGGAAGCTAAGGAATATGCGTTTAAGGAATTCTCAGTTTTAATTAAAGGTGCCGAAGAGATTCCTTTAGAAAATTTAAACTCCATAAATAGGAGATACGGGCAGCTTATAAAAGAAAATCCGCATATGAGAGGATTCATTCAGGAATTTGAATTTACGGATACTTTAGGAGAGGGCGCTTATGCTGCAAGGGTTCTGACTCCGGGAGGAGATGGAAGAATAAGCCGATCTATACAATTTAACCAGGAAGAATATAAAAACATAGAAGTGCTAAGTGAAAAGTATTCTTCCCTTGTTAAGTCTGGACATTTCCCTAAAGGCACAACTTATGAAAATATTGTTGATCATGAATTCGCTCACGCCATGGCAGATGAGATGGGTCTTAAAATGTGTCACATTGATATTAATGGTAAATTTACAGCAGATGAATGGAAAAATGTAAGAGTGGCAGGAAAGGCTTTCAGCAAGGTCAGGGTTGAAGAAACAGCAAAAAAACTACATATTACAGCAGGTAAGCTTCAGAAGAAAATAAGCGGATATGCAGTATCAGAACATTCAGAAGCGTTTGCTGAGGCTTTTTCTTCTGTGCATGGAACGAAGCCGATAAAAGAAGCCTTGGCACTTATGGCTGAATATGATAGAATAAAGAAAATGTATCATTAAGGAGGTAGGCATGGTAATCGGTGCCATATTTAAAAAGAATAAAAACGGCGAATATCTAATTGATAAAAAAGGGGATTATGTGATAGATGAGCCTCAATCCCGAAAGCTATTAAACAATACCTTTTCAAAAGAAACGCAGGAAGATAAACAGGCACTTAGTATTTTTGAAGCAGAGTTAAGGAAAGCTGAAGCACAGAACAACAGTTAATACCATCAGTCAGTAAAATGGCCGGTGGTATTTTTTGTTCAGAAGTTGCGATTTCGCAATAGAAAGGCGATCCAATTATCTCCCTAAAAGGCGCAGGGTTATGCGTCTTATTTTTATGCCCGAAGGCGCTATAAACTACGGTGAGACACACCGTTATCAACTGTTAAGTGCAGACAGCACATGAAAAACTGTTTATATGGAGACACCATTTTAACTGTGAAAGGAGATTTAACTATGAGATTCGGAAGATTTATGCCAATGCTTGATGCTGATGGAGGTCAGGGCGGAGCAGCCGCAACTGGAACCGAGCAAACGCAGACCCAAACGACTCAACAGACTACTCAGACAGCGGCCCCAGCGATTGACTATGATAAGATTGCTCAACTGGTGGCCGGGAAACAGACTGCCACTGAGGACAGCGTCCTGAAAGGCTATTTTAAACAGCAGGGACTTAGTCAGGAAGAAATGAATCAGGCCATTGCTACATTTAAGCAGCAAAAGGCAGCTTCCCAACCGGATGTAAGCGCTATGCAGACTCAGCTTGCCCAGGCGCAGGCGGCGGCTCAGAAAGCAGTGATTGAAAATGCAGCAACAATGGCGGCGATCAGTCTTGGAATTGATGCCAAAACGATTCCTTACGTGCTTAAGATGGCCGATCTAAGTCAGATTATGGGGCAGGACGGAAAGTTCAATGATGAAACAATGAAAAATGCCTTAAACAAAGTACTGGAAGATGTACCTGCGCTAAAGCCACAGACGGGGCAGGCTACTGGCTTTGTACAGGTAGGAGCTGCCGGAGGTACCGGACAGCAGCAAGCAACAACTGACGATGCTTTAAAGAAGGCATTTGGACTTTAAGGAAAGAGAGGAAATAACACATGGCAGTATATGATTATGCAACAGCTTTTACAGATCTCCTTCAGCAGAAATATGCAAAGGAGCTGTGCTCAGATGCACTGGCGCAGAGCAATCTACAGGTGAAGTTTATCAATGCACAGACAATTAAATTACCGAGAATGACGGTATCTGGATACAAGGATCACACCAGAACACCTGGATTTAATGCGGGTACGCTTACCAATGACTGGGAGCCTAAGAAACTGGAACATGACAGAGATATCGAATTCTTTGTTGATCCTATGGATATCGACGAAACTAACCTTACTTTATCCGTGGCAAATATTCAGAATACCTTTGAGACAGAACAGGCGATTCCGGAGAAGGATGCCTATCGGTATTCTAAGTTGCACGCTGAGTTGACAACCTTTTCGGGACGCATTGATACAACTCTGATTACAATCGCCAATTTCCTGGAGGCATTTGATACTGAAATGGCTTACATGGATGAGGCAGGCGTTCCGGAAGAAGGCAGAATTTTGTATGTCACACCGGGCATGAGGAAAATTGTAAAAGAAGCAGAAGGCATTCAGCGAATGATGACGGTCACTACTCCATCAACCATTAACCGAAAAGTGCATTCCCTTGATGATGTCACCATTAAAATGGTACCGGCAGCCAGAATGAAAACCAAGTATGATTTTACAGATGGTTTTGCACCGGCGTCTGATGCTAAGCAGATCAACTGGATCCTGATTCATACCTCTTGCGTTGTAGCAAGGGATAAATATAGTTACATTAAGCTGTTTACACCTGGCAGTGATAGCCGGACGGCAGATGGATATCTGTATCAGAATCGAAATTACGGAGATCTGTTCCTGCTTGAAAAGAAAGTGGAAGGCTGCGCTATGAATGTGGCGACGGAATAAGGAGGGGGAAAGCATGAGAGCATCAAAAGGAAATAAAGAATACCTCATTGATGAAAGTCAGGAGAAGTCTTATCAGGACAGAGGCTTTGACATCAAAGATGATGATGGTAACGTGGTTGCCTATGGTAGAGGCAAGACCGTTGCATACGGCGATTATGCGGCTCTTAAAGAGGAACTGGAAGAACTGAAAGAGGCTGGAGAGAATGCAGATGATCAGGATGTCATCGAAATTTTGAGATATGTAGCTCATGAAAAAGGCATTGATCTGGGAAAGACGTCCACTGTATCCGGAATCGTTAAGAAAATTAAGGAGTATCAGCCAGAAAGCGGTGAGTAATATGGCCTACGTTCCCTATGTAACACCAGAATATTATAAAGACACATACAAAGGTAGCACAGTGCCGGAAGAAGATCTGGGCCGGTATCTCCGACAAGCCAGCCGCCATATTGATTCCCTGACCTACAACCGTATTGTGGGCCGGGGATTTTCTTCTCTGACAGAATTCCAGCAGGAAGTCATTCAGGAAGTGATCTGTCAGCAGGCCGATTTTGAATATGAGAATGCCGACGAGATCAACACAATTCTGTCAAGTTACAGCATTAATGGGGTATCGGCCCAATTTGGAAGCTCCTGGAATGTTTTCATGGATAAAGGGGTGGCTATGAAGCGTGATGTATATGCCCAGCTGTCCCAGACTGGCCTATGCTGCCGGTTAGCGAGGTAAGCCTATGAAATACCCATGTTTAGTACCGAAAAGCCTTTGTAAGACGAATGTTAAGGTCCACCTTGAAAGTGAAGAGACCAACAACCTAGGAGCGCCTAAGTATATGGCAGATCTGGAGTTAAAGTGCAACTTCCAGGATAAAGCAAAGACAATTTTTACAGCAGAAAAGAAACTGGTCCAGATAACCGGAACGGCCATGTTTCCTGGTGACATTGCGCCAGACTTCCCATCCTTAAGCGGGGGTACCGTTACTATATTTGGGGAAGATCGACGCATTGAGCAGGGAACCAAGAACCGGAATCCGGACGGGACAGTCAACTTTTGCACCCTGGAGGTGATTTGATGCAGGTAAAATCAACGGTAAAGATGAATATGCCACGGATCAGACAACTTACCCTGGCCGCCGTAACCGTTTTGGAAATGACAGCAGAGGCGTTGCATACCGAAGTATTGCAGTCTGAGATAATGCCATTCGATATGGGCAGCCTGCAGAATGATAGTACGTTTGTGGACGACTCCGATTCCTCCAAAGGAAAGGTGCAGCTGGTATCCAGTATGCCGTATGCAAGACGGCTATATTATCACCCGGAATATAATTTTCAGACTGATGAAAATGCTTTTGCAAGTGGCCAGTGGTATGAGCCGTGGTTACCGGGAGGGATTAGTGCGGATTTTGCGCCCAAAGCATTTAAGAAATTATATAAGAAAGTGG